AGGTAATGTATATTGCTCAAAGCGAATCAATATTCATCAACACAGATCGCCACATTGGGACCGCCTCTTACGCTCTCCCAACCATGTTAATCCAGGTTAGTTCAACCAACATACAACCACGTAAACAAATGTCTTTATGAGTATAGTAAAATTTGAGGGAATAAAAATCCCTGCCCCTGAGTTGGGTCCATTTGAACAATGGGTTGCTGAGGTTAATAAATCCGTTAGCATGATGAAGCTAATACGGACTGTAACCGAGCAAAAACAAGAGTACGCATCTACTCTGCTAACCAATGCAAAACAGATGATAAAATCAATTGATGAGCAATTGGATACAACCATGCGACCATATATTGACCTGAAGAACAGTATAAATGATCAACAGAAAGTCGCAAAAGAAAGAGCTGCCGAGGTTAAAAAGCCTTTGGAAGAAGCTATCAAAACTTTGAACGACTCAATAATATCTTATATCCGCGAGTCTAAAAAAGAAGCTGAACGCTTAAAAAGAGAACGCGAGCTGGAGCTGAAGAACGCAAAAACTGATGAAAGCGGGAATGCGCTGGAACCAGTACACGTATTCGCAATCCCTGATCCTCCAAAAGTAAAAGGATTGAGCGTAGTGACCAAGTTTGAAGTAACTTCTCCAATTGATGTCCCAAGGGGGTATTGTGTCCCTGACTTAAAAGCAATCGAAGGCGCTATAAAAGCCGGAGTCCGTGATATACCAGGAATAAGAATTTATACCGAAGAAAAAATAATTGGGTAAGATGAAATTAGTTTTTAAACACACAATTAGCTTTAAAAAATGGAAGCAAAACAAAAAGCAAAAGAATTAGTGGATCACTACTTTGATGTAGTATATCCGTATGTTGGGTCAGATTATATGACAGGAACAGAGAGCCCATCCTACAAATTCAGGTCAGCCCAAAAAGAGGCTGCTTATTTTATAGATGGGATTTTAAATTTAGAGATTCCGCCGCAAAAATCAAACAACCTAAATGTAATCGAATTCTGCCACTCTCGCAGATTAGATTGGTTGGAAGTAAAGAGGGATTTGTATCTTATAACCGAACAAGAATACTTTAAAGATAAATAATGAAATACGTAGCCTATTTCAGAGTATCGACAGTCCGTCAAGGGAAAAGTGGACTTGGTTTAAAAGATCAGGAGCAAGTGATCTTTTCCCGCATTAAACCAGAGGACGAAGTTATTGCGCAATTCAGCGAAATAGAAACTGGTACAAACAAAAAAATCCGTCCTGAGCTGCAAAAAGCAGTTGCTCTATGCAAGAAAACGAAAGCCACATTAATCGTATCGAGATTAGACCGCCTACACCGAAATGTAGCTGCTATGTCAGCATTACTCGATTCAGGTATAGATATTCTATTCTGCGACTTCCCAGGGGCCAATAGGATGACAATCCAGCTTATTGCAGTTCTTGCAGAGTACGAAGCAATGAATATCAGCCGAAATACCAAGGCCGCCCTTCAGCAAGCTAAAATCTATGGCACAAAGAGCGGAAGACTTATCGGGGATACTGGAGGTTGGAATAGCAAAGAAAAAGCCCGTATAATCGGTCCATATGCTCTATTCAAAAGATTTCTGGAGAACAATGCAAACATTATGGCGTATAGCTTTATCGAACAGCTTACCGACACTCATAAAATAAGAAGTAAAGATATCGCTGGTATTCTTAATAAGAACCGGTATGTTACACACCTGGGACACGAATGGACCAGTAAGTCAGTTAACAAACTAAAGTTCATGTTCCGGTCAGCAGAAATAAAGAGGAAAGTAAGAGAATTTGACGAATATAAGGCAGAAATAGAAATGAGGCATTCGAAAGAACTTTCCATTTCCCGCTATGCGGAAAGAAGTAAACACGCATTAGATTTAAAAAACAAAGAAAATGAACGAGAATCAGAGAACCATATTAGCCGAGCTAACTAAATTAGCTGGTCAGATTGTATTCTACGGGGCTATACGGGTTAAAATCCGAGCGGCTCCTACAGTGCGTGGTAAGAGAGTATTCCTAAGCATGGAGCCTCTGAATGGAGGTGAAGGCTACGATGTAGATAAACCGATTGATGAAATCCACACTTTGCTCAACAAAATAACCGTTGATATCCCTTCTATAAATGCTGATGTGGAGACAGAGGTAAGGCAAAAGTTACCTCCTCATAATCAAAAGGGAGTCAGTACTGCTTCAGTGTGGAGGACCCGCTCAAAGGCTGTATTCCTGGTGTTCAGTAAAGAATTGAGTGAAACGGAAATGGTTTCTAAAAACAGGTTTAAGATAGCCCGCGATAAAAGCAATACTTCGATTATATACCTAATCGTTGATTCATCTGGAGATAAACCCACTATGAAAAGCCGGGGTAGGACTGCTCTCACTATAAAAGAAAGCGTTTGTGAGTGGTTTATATTCAACGATTACGAGGTTGATACGATCAAACTTGATATCAGACAAGCTTTAAGACTGACTGCAAAATGAGTAACATCCCAGGCAAAAACCCTCCCGGAGTCTATGAATGTTTCATAGACGGCAGCTGCGCCCAGAACCCTGGCGGTAGAATGGGGCAAGGAGTTGTTATTCGAAAAGATGAACTCCTTGCTAAATACTATGATAAACAAGAGCCTAATAGTGGAAATAGTAATAACGTAAGTGAGTACCTTGCATTACTTTTGCTCCTTTCCAAGATAAAGGATCGCAAGAACAAGGTATTCAGAATCTATACCGACTCCATGCTTGTCGCTTCCCAAATAAGCGGAGAGTGGCAAATAGGAGACGGACTGTACCGCGAATATGCTTTTAAAGCTATGAGCGAATACCTAAAGCTTTGCGAGAATAACGACGTAAAGATTTATTGGATACGGAGAGAATTAAATACTGAAGCAGATTATTTAAGCAATCATTAATATGGCTAAGAAAAACTTATATCCCGTAAACTACAACGGAGAGTTGTGGGACGAAGATGACTGCGATGAAATGTTCATTGCACTATACCATTCAAAAGAAGCGCTGCGCGAAGACGGCTGCGTTTATTTGGGTGAAGGAATCTGGGTTGGACCGGATGGGAGTACTGGAGATTGACCCCCTATACGTAATATAGTCAAAAATTCGACACATTCCAAGCCTTTTTAAAAATAATTTCATAAAAATGCAAAATAATTTTAGTCAGAACGTTAAAATGCTGAACAACAAAGTGTTAGTTGAGATAGTTAGCAAGTTTGATGACACTGTGAAACTCGGAAACGAGAGAATAAAAGTTAATACCTCGTATAATCCCGAGCAATTCCTTACCACAGTCGGGATAGTTCGGGGACTTCCTGCGAAGCTAACCATGGGTCACGGACCCGATGATATGGAATGGAGGACGAGCATGCAACTCCAGCTGAATGATCGCGTAGTTATGTCGTATATGGGTGTAGCTTCAACCATGGGGCAGACAAACAAGACAATCGAGGTAAACGGCAAAACCTGCATTATCGTCCACTACCGGAACCTTATTATGGCGATTCGGGGTGATCAGGAGATCATGTTAAACGGGTTTAATCTCGTTGAGCCGATGCTTGAAGTCGATGTACCCCATATTAAAAAACACCTGTTAGGCGTTGTGCCAGATACTGTAGCTAAGAAATATTCAAAGCAATACGGTAGAATAAAGCTCTGTGGAGAACCGAATAGTGAATACGTTTTAGAGACGGCTTCAGATACAGCGGTTGAGAAAGGGCAGATTGTTCTATACCATAAAGCCGCAGGTATCCCATTTTACAGGAGTAGCGATGATCTCGTGAGAGGGAAAAACGTTTATCTGAAGATACAAAGTAGGTATATGTTGGCTGTAATTGAACCTTAATTGGAAATTATGCATACTGCGTAAAGGTTTTGTGTACTTTTGCTTAGTCCCGCATTCGTAAATCAAACATTACACAGAAATGAAAGAGACAAAGAAATTTTTTAAAGACTATTATCTGGGTGTTTTGGGTTTTGTTTGTAGCATTGCGGGATCAATTCTATTAATCAGAAAAAACACTAATAAAACAGCTCCAGGGGAAACTCTGGGGCTTTTTATGTTTTAAGATATGGAAAATCCTATAGTATATATTCCTCAGAACCTGGATATGAAAGCTCACATGCTCGCACATCCAACCGACAAGATATCTAAGCTGATGTTCCAGCCGGATATTTTCGCCTATGTGTGCAGCTTAATCTATTCGATAGTAGCAAATAATCCAACCATACAGCTGAAGAATGGGTTCACTCCTATTAATGCAGTTCTCCTCCATAATACAGTAAAATACTACAGGGAAGTTCTCGACTACCTGATTGAGACAGGAGTGCTTATTAGCGATAACTCTTTTATAAAAGGACTCAAATCAAGAGGCTATAAGTTCTCAGATAAATACAACACTCCTTTAGTTCCATACGAGATCACAAGATGGACTCTCAAAAAAAATATCTGGGCTCAAAAAAGGAAGCAGGAGATAGAGGCCGAAAAAGGCGCTCTCCTAAAATGGTTCAACGAGAAAATTGAAATAGACATCAAAGGCGCAAGAGCTCATGCGAGAAAAGTTTACCAAACAAATGTCGGAGAAGGTGACAAGCTTGCCACTGAAAAGCTCATAGCTCATTACAATTGCATCGACAGGATCGCAGCAGGCGATTACTCATTCAGAAAAGATACTACTGTAGGAAGGCTCCATACCAATTTCTCGAACATGCCGTTTTGGATTCGAAACTTTATCACATATGATGGAGGCAAATTAGTTAATGTTGATATTAAAAATTCTCAACCTTATTTAGCAACAGCTTTATTTAATCCTGAATTCTTCGAAATTGACTTCGAAATGAAAAGAAAGGCAAAAAAAGCTGAAAACTTAAATAAAGTTGAAATAAGTATAGAAGATATAATAAATACGAAAGAAGAAGAGAAGTTAAGTAAAGTAAGTTTAAAGAGTGTAATTGATGATATTATCCTTTGTATACCTACCCTTAACCTTCGTGAAGCCCCTGAAAACCAATCAGCCCAAAACGAGCTAAACTTTTTCTCAAAACTGACAGAAAAAGGCCAACTTTACGACTACCTGAAGCAAGAAATTGAGAAAAGAACCGGCGAAGAGTTCAAACAAAAAGCAGATGTCAAACTTTCTGTCCTTCTGGCGTTCTTCACCAGCAATCATTTCATCGGCCAAAAAGAGGCTGCTCAGAAAAGAATTTTTAAAGAAATATTCCCAACCGTATATAAAATCCTATCCGCAGTAAAGAAAAAAGACTTTTCATTCCTTCCAAGGCTATTACAGAGCCTTGAAGCGAAGATTGTTCTCGACCGTATCTGTACACGTATTACGAGAGAGAGACCGAATATGCCTATCTATACTATCCATGACAGCGTAGTTTGCCCTGAAGGACAAGAAGACTATGTATCAAATGTTATAATTGAAGAAATGAAGCGCTCAATAGGTCATCCTTGTTCTGTAGGAATAGAATATTGGCGCCCCGAAACAGTTGTTTTATGTGCAAGCCGCAAGCGTAAACCAAAAAAGCGTAAAAAACTGGGTGCAAAACCACGCATAAAACTATTCGAAAATGCTTTATCTTTGCCATTGAGAGAAGACAGAAGGTAGAACCAAAATCTATCTAAGTCTAAAAACAGAAAAGAAACCAAAAAACAAACTCCAATGGCAGTACTAATCGTAGCAGCAATCTATAACAGCAAAGTGCCTCAGTCGCTCCTGAGCGCTATGATCATCAAAACCAAATACCGCAGCGATACTGTTACGCTGGTGGATGTAGTCGGAATGAACGAAGGTGCAATGACCACCGCAATCGACACGATTACTGACGCAACTCAGGACCGCACCTATATTACTTGCCCGACATCTGCAAGTTACTCAGCAGTTGGAGTACCAAGTATTGATGTGAACGTTGTTGATTTCACTCAGAAAATAAAAGCAGGCGCTGTAGCTCCTTATAACGCACCCATTAGTTTAGGTAGCGCAAGTGGCGGAGTGAATCCTGTAAGTCGTTTCTGGACCAACCTATATGCAGTGGGTTCACAGCCTAAAGTTGTTCAGCTGCTTGGAGGCGTAAGTTTTCCGAGAAAAGTTGAGGCAACCGCTACAAGCGCAGCTTCTGGAACACTGACTCATACCGGAGCCTTTGTTGCAAGCGCTCAAATCGGAAAATATGTAGCAATCACCTCCGCTACAACCGGTGCAGGCCAGATAAGAAAAATCGTCTCCAATACAACCGGAGTTCTGACTTTGGATCAGAATTGGGATATCACTCCAACCGGTACAATCAAATACGCCCTTTACGAATTCGAAGGCGATGCATTGAAGGATGTAACGATTCCTTTGGCAATCTATGCCGAAATGCATGACCTTACCGATTTAGCAGCAATTCAAAAATACTACAGGCTTATCGACCTTGGTTTGTACGACACTCGGGTCCCTCAGTTTATTCCTGATAATGGATTAGCTGTACCTCACCAGGATCGTACAATCATAAGCGAACTCCACACGATAGGTACTCATATACTCCATTACAACTCCAGGTAACAGATTCTCAGATTTGTTTGTTCGATACAAGACCGCCCGACAGCGGTCTTGTCTTTTTTACCTATTTTTGCAGTAAACACACACAAATGGAGAATTATATCTTTAAGGGACTACTATTTCCTGTCTTTGACTTACCTCAGTCTATAAATTTATTACAGCGATATCCGCAATTATCCCAATGGCCTGAATTCAGATTACCAACCAAGCATGATAAGAATATTGTCATCAGGTATATTATTGCAGCCTACGATAAGAACGGAATGAGAATTTATGAGAGTAATAGTCTGAAAAGGAAAAAGCTCTCAGCAGAACTCGCAGGATGGAACCCAGAGAAAAACGGTGAATTCCGTGATGAAATAAAAGCCATAATGAACGGCGACGACGATACAATCAACCAAATGATTGTACGCTATTGTAAATTACAGAGAGGCGCCAGTTATTCAGTTCTCGTAGGAATGGAGGAGGTGTTTTATGGGATACTCTTAAAAATGATCGGCAAGGTTGAAATCTCAACCAAGGAAGCCCAAATGTTCGAAGAATACGAAAAGAAAATCGAACTAAGGGCTATTGAGTTTTTAAACGGAGATTCATCCAAAGGGCTCCGTGAAGGATTATTTGAAATCATAGAACTCGAAAAATTAGAATTAAGGCCGGAAGATATTGCAGAAAAGATCAAGCTAAATAAAGACCCCCTTAAAATTCATCCATACGGCGAAGGATATGAGGTAGGTAAGCGCAAGGTAATAATCGAAGACTAATGGTAAGGAAAGAAGCTATAGCTATCCACAGGGCAAATATTGACCCTATGATCTTATACGGATATAAATCCGCAGATGAAAGCTTTACTGTTAACGATAACGACCCTGATTTAAAAAGTGTCACCATAAGCCTACCGGAGCCTCCAGATTGGAGCCTTATTGACGGGTGGGGATTAGAGGCCAAGAATCAAAAGTTCAGAAAAGCAGTGTACCCTGCCAGGCTAAAAGAGTTGGAGGATAAAATAATCAGGAGCGTCGAAGATAATCGCTCCAGCGCGAAAAACGAAGTAGTCACTGTTCAGAGAATAATTGATGAGATTTGGAAGCAACTTGAAATAAAACAAAACGAATATAAGGATGAGATAGAATGGATTGAAAAACAATGGTATTTTATTCTCTACGGATATTGGGTATTCATAAACGGGAAACCAACTTTTATCGACGGATGGCACTACCGGTTTCTAAACTTTTGGGATTTAACAGATGCCACGACTGAGTATCGCGATAGAGATAGGCGATTTTTTCACTTCCAGAGATACGCATTTGAGAGCACCGAAGATGCATTCGGAAAAGAAATGGGTCATAGGACCATTTATGGAACCACATATCCCAAGCATAGACGCGACGGAGCGACACATAAATTCCTGAATATCGTATATGGAATAACTTCGATTACCCAAGGTAGCCTCATTGGAGGTATCCAAAGCTTTGATGATGATAATGCCAGCGAGCAATATCGAAACAAGCTGCTCCCAGCTTTTAAGGCAATGCCGTTCTTCCTGAAACCAATATGGAAAGGAACGCAGGCTCCGCAGGCAGAGCTTTCATTCACGAGGGTAGATAATAAGATAGGCGACGAACTCGGCTCCAGAATCAACTTTGCAACGACAGCTTTTAGGAAGTTCTATGATGGTAAAAAGCTAATTTCAATAATTTTAGACGAGGAAGGCAAGACAAAAAGCGAGAATATATTTGAACGTTGGGATGTTATAAAGCAAACATTATCACAGGGTAGCGGGTCAAGTATACATGGATTTGCCGCTCATCCTACTACAGTTGCCGACATGGATGAAGGCGGCGGTAAGAACTACTATGACCTGAATGAAGGATCAAAATTCTATGAGCGGAACTTAAAGAGCGGCCAAACGAAAACCGGGTTAATTCGATTATTCATCCCGGCAACTGATGGGCTTGAAAATTTTGTCGGTCCATATGGGGAAAGTATTATCGACACCCCTACCGAAGAACAAGCCGAATATATAGGTAGAGATTACGGCGCAAAAGAGTACCTGCAATCCCAACTCGACGAATTTGTCCGCATAGGTACTCCAGATGCAATGCAATCCTACCGAAATCTAAAAGGACTATTCCCTACTCAATATGCCGACTGTTTCAGAACCGCAAAGGGAGATACTGGATTCGACATCGACAAACTCGACAAAGCAATAGAGAAGCTACGTAGAGATTCGCTTGATGAAATCAATCCACCAACAGTACGGGGAGACTTTAAATATATTATACAAGGCGAACCTAATCCGTACAGCGCGAAAGAATATCGAGAATTAGAATTATATAAAAAATATCCGAGTCCAAGAGTTGAGTGGTTCCCTTCGAAAGACGGAAGGTGGGATGTCTCAGAAATACTCGAAGCAAGCCGGAGTAATTTGAAGGTTCAGGAGAACGGAGAATTTTTCCCAATGCACCCATTCCGATATACTGCCGGAGCCGACCCTTTCCAATTTCTCGACAAAGGCAACTCCCAGAAAAGGGAAGATAAGGCGAGGTGGTCCCGAGGTGGCGGCTCAATATTCCGCGAGCGCGATTTTGAGATCGACCCGACTTATAAGGATATAAAGGATTGGAACACCCATTGTTTTGTGGCTACCTATGAAAATAGACCTGAAACAGACGACGAGTATGCAGAAGAAATGCTGATGGCCTGTATTTATTATGGAGCCGAAATGTATTGCGAGCAAAACATTCGTCTTGTATGGAAACACTTCATTGGAAGAAAACATGGAGGTTATCTGAAATATCAGGTTGACGAAACAACAAATCGCCCAAAAGAATATCCAGGATTTTTCTCGCTACAAAACAGCAAACAGCAATTGTTTAATGCAGTCAAGACATACATTAAGTGGCACATTCACCGCGAAAAGCATTTGAAATTCATAGAACAATGCAGGGCTATAAAAGGGGTTGAATATATGACCGACTTTGACCTGTTCACTGGTTGCGGGGCAGCTCTGCTCGGAAGCCAGATCGTGCGATTTGAAGTAGATGCCGCAGAGTCCAATACTGATACCGAGATAGGAGACATAATGCCTACATTTGTTTATCGTTAACTTTGCAAGAAAATGGCCACTACGAACTATAAGACTATATTATTACTTGTGAATACCACGATTGACGGTGCTGCGAGGTCTGCCGGAGACATGGTAAGAACGAGTGAAACAATAGCTAATTCATATTTATACGCTAATCCTCCGCAGGCTAAGGAGGTTGCTGCGGTATATAATGGGTCAGTTAAAATACTCTCTGATGGATATGTGGTCGGAGCTGTTAATCCATTACCTGTAAAAACAGAAATGGATTCTGCTATAAAAGATAATGTCCATACAGGCAACAAAGAGATTAGGGTTTTTAGTGAAGGCCATGTTTGCAACGAGAACAGCACCTCATCATTATTATTAGCCGACGCTACTTTTACCGGAGATTGGCAAGATACTTTGGACTACAGCGAGGTTATAATAAGCGTGATTAGCGACAAGGGAAGCGCAACCGATGGTTTTGTCGTAGAGTGGTCATCTCGTGGAGTGGTAGCTGATGAAGATGATGTATTTACTGTCCTTGCTAATAAAGGCAAAACGTTTTCATTCCCCTGCAACAGAAGGTATGTGCGGACAAAATACACAAATGGTGCTGTAGATCAGGGTATATTTGATATGCAAACTTTATTAAAAAGATTTGCGTCAAAAGGGTCCTCTCACCGCATAACCGATAGTATCGTTGGGGAAGATGATGCAGCACTGACAAAGAGCGTAATAACAGGGCTGCGAGACGACGGAGTATTTGGCAACGTGATATTAGACAACGAAAACCGAATGGTTGTCAGCTCCCAGCCATACACATATGGGATAGCTGAAAACTCAATAGCCGGACATACGGCTTTATTGAAGTTTGGGACCCGAACCGCCGTAGCCGCAAATACTCAGAGTGTAGTATGGGAAGGTACAAATCCTTTATACACATACCTTACCGTAGCTCAGCAATTAAAAGTTGTTAGTGCATCAGCTCAGGACGGCGTTGGGGGCACTGGAATTCGAACATTAACTATAGTTGGATTAGATGCTAATTTTGATGAAGTTACTGAGGTTGTAACTATGAATGGATTAACTCAGGTAACTACAGCTAATTCATATATAAGAATTTTTAGAGCCTATGGTTCAACCTCGGGTACAAGCTTAACCAATGTTGGAGATATCAATATTTATGATAACGCCGGAACTCTGCAATTATTAAGAATAGTAGCCGGAGACGGGCAAACATTGATGACCATATTTACTATCCCCAGGAATAAAACTGCATATTTAATCCAACTCTCCACATCGAATGACTCTGGTAAAGGAGCAAGAATAAGCTTATTTACAAGGCTAAACGATGGAGGTACTCTATATCCGTGGCAAATCAAATATCGGGCTTATATTATAGGAGGGGATAATGAGTTTCATTTCAACATCCCGTTTAAAATAGCGGCAAAAACAGATATAGAGATTAGGGTAACTACTCCTGCAAGCGCAGGAACTACGTCTGCTGGGGCCACGTTTGAGCTATGGTATGAGGATATTTGATGAAAAATACTAACTTTGTGACAAGAGAAAAACTATGTATCAAGACGCAAAATACAAGGCATATAGTGCAGCTTATCCCTCGTCGGATATCAATCCTGCGCAAAAAGACGAGAAGTGGCATAAGCAATTCGCTATAAGCTTGTATGCTAATTACGTGCAAGGACTCACTGCGATCCAGGTTGGAGAACACGAACAGATTCGAATCAACCGACAATACGGAGCCGGTCGACAAAGCTCAGAAGGCTACAAGGACACCCTCCTTGGGAGAATTGACCAAAATAAAAACGGGCAATTAGAAGGCCGTAAGTCTTGGGCAAATATTGACTTTAATAAAATCATCAGTGTGGCTCCCAAATTCAGGCGTATCATAATAGGTATGTTTGAAAGCCAAGAGCATAAGATTGAATGCAATGCAGTAAGTGAGCAAGCCCAGGTAGATAAAGAAGATCAGAAGTGGAAACTGTGGGCCGAAGAAGACCAAAAAGATTTCATCAAAGTTATTGACCAGATAACTGGAGCAAAACCAAAACCAAAAACTTACGAACCAAAAACCCTTGACGAATTAGAATTATTCGACAGCATGGGTGGCTTTAAATTACAGGTAGAGGTAGCAATGGAGCCAGCCCTGGATTTCATTCACCATTTCTCGGGGTGGCCTGAAATCAAGTCAGAAATGATTGGGGACGCAATCGACACCGGTAAAATGATGTGCAAGGATTTTACTGATCCTGTAACACAAAAAGTAGGCGTCAGGTATGTTGATCCTGAAAATTCTATCTATGTTTTGGATGAGAATAAAAACGTTTCCAAATTTGCAGAATTAAGGTATTATACTATCGAGAATATCAGGAAAGAACTACCTCACCTAATGGACGAAGATATAAATACTTTGGCTGTATCATTCAGAAACTACTGCGGGAACGAGCAAAGGCTTACTAATAATATTGTCGATGAAAAGACCGGTCTTAAAAGATACGACGACTATATAGTTCCTGTTCTCGAATGCGAATTCGGAGACACGGATGTTGAATATAAAACCGAAAGAAAAGGAAAAGACGGCGGGACTATGGTTTATAAAGAGCCATATAAAAACGGAGCCCCGAAAGTTTATAATACAGACACGAGAAAAACAAATGCTATCCGGGTAAAGGTATTCCGTAGGGCAAAATGGATCATAGGCTCAGATATTTGTTGGGATTATGGAATGCAGTTTGATGTTCCTCGCCCAGACAAATGTGATCCAAAATCAAGCTATCACGTAAAGATTATGCCTGGGATACCTATAATGCAACAGATTATCCCAAACTTGGACCAGATACAATTATCTAATCTAAAAATACAGAATGCATTAGCTACAGCCCCAGGCGCCGGTATTGCTTACGAGTTCTCATCCTTACAAGGAATGACTATCGGCGGCAAAGGAATGGACCCGATGGACATCATAAAGATGCACCGACAGGCAAGTTCTTTCGTTTATAAGGCAACCACTCACAGGGGAGGAATGATATCGCCCGCGGCTGGGAAACCGTTTCAAGAGTTACCAGGTGGGATAGGCCAACTATTGAATGAGCTTATCATTATCATTAATATGAACCTGGAGCAAATTCGCGACGTCACCGGAGTCAATCAGGTGACTGACGCGAGCAGCCCAGAATCCAAACAAGGCCTTGGCGTATCTCAGCTCGCAGTAAGCGCAACAACAAACTCACTGAAGCCCATATATACTACTTATATCAAAATATACGAGGAGTGTTTTGCGAATTGCACAACCCGTGTATTGATGAGCGCAAAGTATAGCTCCGGCAAGGTTTGGGTGTATGAAAAAAGCATTGGGAAAACAGCTCAAAGGGTTTTGCAGCAAGGCGCAGAATATGGGTTCGAAGCAATGGGTATAAAGGTCCACGCCCTTCCAACCCAAAAAGAGATCATGGATATCGAGCAGCAAATCCAAATAGCTATGACAGCAGGCCGCAACGGACAACCTGCAATAACTATGAGTGAAGCTTTTGCTGTTAAGCGAATGATAAACAGCGGAGCCTCATTAAAGTATGCCGAAATGTTTCTCGCATACAGAGACCAGAAGAATAAGGAACACGATGAAAAAATGCAGCAAGACAATATGGCTCTCGATGCCAAGAATGCGCAAGAAACTGCTGCTCTTAAAGATAAGTTAGCCAAGGAAAGCTTGGCGCTTGCTTCTGATATAAAAAACAAAGAGATTACGCATAAGACCAACGAGGACATTCGCTTAGAGACAGCTAAAAAGAACATGGAGTTAAAGAATGCTCTTTTAATTTTAGAAGCAACACCTACCCCCACAAATGCAGTTAAATAAAATATCGGCAATACTGAAAGACCTCGATTCTTCGGGGTATTCTGGGTACTATGGAGATGCGATATCAGAGATGAATCACGGAGCTCCAGAGGACCCGGTGTTGAACAAAATATATTCAACACATATGGTGGCTGATCCCGTTACCGCAGGGGCCTCCGTCCCTGCCCCAAGTAAATCCGTCCCATCTGTTAAAAAAATAGATGACTGGAATAATTTTCTTGCATATTTTAACGAATCTATAAAGAAAGAGGATATTGATCCAGCTTCTTTAGATAAAGGAGAAGACGTTTATGCCAGAGACAAATTTGGAACGTTCTTTAAAGACTCAAAAGATGGATATTCTTACGAGGGGCTTACCGGCGAGATGCAGACATATTTTAACGATATAGCTAACTCAGAGGATAGCTTTGCGGCTAATGCAGTAAAAGCCTCGTATCCGTATACGGAGCTGAGCCCTATAGATAACAGAATAGGGAGTCAAACTAAAAATTATTTTATTAATAGCTATTCCTTCGGGAAGACTGAGCTTTCTAATGATAAATACGGTAAACAGCAAAAGAAAACTTTTGGGTATAAGGGCTATTTCGACCCATATTCAAATTCTATACAGGTTTCCCAAAACAACATGTTAGATGAAAATGGTAATCCTATGTCTGACTTACAGGTAAAGGATTTTTACTCCAGCTATGCTAAGTCGCAAGCTGGTATGATAAAAGCAAAAGCGATAAACAATCAAGCCACATCGCCAAGGGCTGTGCCTATCGGAGAGTAATAAAGCAGTAATTAATAATGGCGAATAATTAAAACACGAAAAATATTTTATACATTTGCATCAAACACACACAAAATAAACACAATGGAACGAGAAGGAATTATAATTCCCGATAATTTAGTTGCCGCTGGCGAAGATATGATCAGCGCATACATTAATGAGCAGAAATTTAAACCAGCTGGCCCTCCAGCTGATCCGCCAGCTCCGGTTGATCCTCCAGCCCCTGCCGACCCTCCTGCTGACCCACCAGCACCTCCTGCTGACACTCCTGCTCCTTTACCTCCAACCGTAAGCGTTGAAGAGTATGAGCAACTAAAGTCCAGGTTAAAAGAATTTGAAGAAAAGAAGACCCCGGAATTCAATGCCGATATTGATCCTGATTATTACAGGCTTGGAATATTGGCAAAGAAAGACCCTGTTAAATTTGAGTTATTCAAGCAATTGAAGCTCAATAAAAATATTGATCCGGTTCAACTAATGGTTTATGACCATATATCCAAGAACCCAGAGGATGTTGGAAAAGAAGCTGATATCGAAAAATTTATCAAAAGAAAATACAAATTACATACCTCACCCCCATCAGAGCTGTCGCCAGATGATTTCAGCGAAGAAGACGTAAACAAAAGAAAGTCAGAGATTGACGAGTATAATGACGAACTGTTCTTTGCCAAAAAGAGTTTGGAGCTCGAAGCTAAGAAAGTAAAATCTGAACTTGAACAGGAATTTTCGGCAATAGATTTGCCTGTTTCCAAAGTGATTTCAGAGGACGAAAGAAAAGCGAATATCGAAACCGCTAAAACCGAATGGACTCCAGTTGTAGGAGAGATTATGAAAGTCATGACTCATATTCCCATCTTTACACAAAAAGCCGACAAAGAGGAACCGCAGGAAATTCTGAAATATGAAATTCCGGCAGACTTGAAGCTACAGTATGAGCAGCGCTTGCTTGAACATCTTAGCTCCAACCAAATTCCGGTAACTAAGGAGGCAGTCGAAAAAGCAGCATCCATATTCCTTAACACCTTTAAGCAGGAAAATGAAGCCCGTATCAACCATGCATTCGCAGGGAGAATACGTAGTATGACAGAGGCGGAGTACGATCAAAAGTACGCTAACCCTTCAGCTATTAGGGACATCAGTAATCCCCCTCCGGTGGAACTTTCAAAAGCAGAAGAAGGCCGTAGGCAAGCAGCCGAGGCGGAAGGGTTTAGGTACTAAACAAACTATTAATCTCTAAAACGTAAAGAAAATGGCAGCACCAGTTTCAATCATTATGGACTCCACATTCGTATCGGGCTTGGATTTACACAAACCACAGATACTGAATACTGTCTATAAAAAATATGGTACGCAAGGAA